GGGATTAGCATAAATCTTACTCCCAGCAGAAACGGCTAATTTAATCGCCGATAACCACATGATTTAGTACCAAGTAGCTTTCACCGGTTTTTTGTCCGGTCTAATTCTTCTTGTTCCTTTTACATCCACAGTCTGTGACTCGTTTGGCATAGTAGTTTCGATAACGATACCACCTTTTTGCATGCCATCCTTGTCTGCACCCAACTCTGGAGTAATTTTTGGATCTTTTACGTTATTTTTTTTCATAGTTTCTCCTTATACTATCTTTTTGGACCTTTCAAGATCTCTACATCAGCCATTTTGAATAAATCGTTCTGAATTTTAGCTGTTTGAGACATTGCTTGCTTTGTTAATGATGTACTTGCTCGTAAATTTGCTAATTCTTCGTTTTGTTCGAGCTTTTCATCAAACTGTTGTTGCCCCATTAACTGTTTTGAACGATCCAAGTTAATTTTTTCTTGGTCTTGTTCACGTTTCATGCTTTCATTTAACGCTCTGAGGTCTAATTCTCTTGCTTTTAGTTGTGCAATTGGATCATTTCCGAATGCACCCATAATTTCTTGCTCTTCTTGTCTAAATTCTCTCATCATTTCAGCAATTAATTTTGATTTTCTTGATTCCATTTGAGTTGTAAGTGTTAAAATTTGTTGTTGCACTTGTGGATCCTGTTGCACTTGTGGGTTTATTTGAATTGCTTGTTGTAATTGTGCAATTTGTTGTATCTCTTGTGCAAATTCTAACTCTAGTTGCTCTTGTGCCATCAAAGAAATGTGTTCAAAAATATTTTTTTCTAATGATGCGGTTATAACTGGATTATTTTTTGCCATATTCATAGCCATAAAGTTTAAGTGAGCTGTAATATGTGCTCTATGATCTTGACCTTTGAATGCTTGAAACGGTTTTCCTGTCATTGCCATAATATTTTCTGCAGCAGGGTCCATTGGCATTGGTTGTTGTGGTGGTGGCAATACTTGATCTATATTTTTTACACCGATCGCTTCATACATATCTCTGTACGCTTCATACATGTTGTGTATTTGTGGATTAGACATTGCTAATTGTAATTCTGTTTGTGCTAAACTTATTCTTTGTGACTGTGAAAATATGTTTGGATCAGCAACAGGTATAATATCAATCTTGTCATCAAAGTCTGTAAGTTTTACTGTTCGTTGAGCACCCACAACGTCGTAAGGATACTCCGCTGGTAAATATGTTTTAAACACTGCAGCTAGTAATTCAAACTCTTGTTTCATCGCCACATACATTCTTTTATGTATGGCTGACATGACTCTGGAACCACGTTCTAACAGAGCTATGGTCGTACCAACAGCTGCCTGTTGGTTGCCGTCCCCGACCTGCATGTCAGCTATGGCGGCAAATCGTTGTCCTGCCTGGACTACAATTCCCATCAACTGCAATAAAGTCTGTGATGGTTCTTTAAAAGGTAAAGGCATAAACGCATCCCTGATGTTTCCACCAGGTGCATCCACATCTCTAAACTCTCCAGGTTGGATTGAATTTGCTTCGTCTCTAACACGAATACCTCGTTGTTTGAAACCTGCAGGCATATTTGAAAAAGTACCTGCATCTATTAGCTGTCTTAATGCATTAGTCGCTGTTCTTGATAAGCCACCAATCATGTGTATTAAACCAAAACCATAAAAACCTAGACCAGGTAAAAATTTAAAATGAACAAAATATTCTATTTTCTTTTTTAACGGATCGTTAGGTTGATAGTTTCTTCGGATGGATAACACTTCTCTGCTACCTGCATCGAGTGTTACGATGTAAGGAAGTTTGATACCTGTCATGTCTCCAACATTATCTTTGTCTTCAAACCCTTCTAGATCTAAATTCATATGAAATTCTAGAATAGTAAAGATATCATCGTCCCTAGTTTTCTTGACACCCTCTAACTCTCTTTCTTTTTTTTCTACTTCTGATTCTTGAGAATAGCCGGGTGTAATTTCTATATCTCTATAAAAACCTGAAACTTGTTTTTTTCTTAAATCATTTTCTGACATTTTTAATTTGTGCACAACTGCTTCTGCATCTTCAATAGATGTTGCAGTGTACGGAACTATCAAATCATCAGCTGGTACAAACTTTGAGACAGCTCTGCCTAAGAGCTCGTCATAATAGACTTTCTTGAAGGCAGAGCCACTAAGAGGGAGATAAAAAAGCATTTGATCGAACTCGGGTTCATACTCTTTCATCACATTCATGAGCTGATAGTTCATGAAGTTTTTTACTCTAACAGATTGATCTTCTTTCTGTCTGCTCGGTGCACCCATTGTTTGAGTGTGCACTGGTCCATTTGCTGGAAGTAATTCTTTATAAGCTTGTGCTTGAAACTGTGTAACAGCTTCACCTAATACAGGGTGTGTTACACCGCTTGCATTTTGAAATGGTTGTGTTCTATTTTCATATTTAAAACCAAGAAGATCTAAACCTTTTGTGTAACTGTCTTCCCAATCTTTTCTAGATGTTTTGTAATTTTCATAATTTTCATAAATTTCAGATCCTAATCTACCTAAAATTTCTTCTGGTAAAAGATCTGCTAAGTTGTCAAAATGTGATGCAGTACCAGGTTGGTTAATAGCTTCAGGGTCAAAATTAATTTCAACAGAACCATCTTCCTGCTCTTCAATTTTTACATCTTCAGGACCAACTTGTTCTTGAATATTTTGTTCCGTAGCTACTTCAAGTTCTTTGTCGCTAGGCGTTTTTATTGTTTGCTCTACGTTTGGAAGAGCTTTGTCTATTTCTGCCATTTATTTTCTCCGAGTTCCGAACCACTATAGTCGGTTTATAAGGAACATTCAACCCTTGTGGGTTAGGTCCTCTAAGTGGTGGAATTGTTTTAGTTAATCGTTTTATCATAATTTACTTCTGCATTTCTTCTAGCTCTTCTTCAATATTTGGATTTGTAGCAACATTGTATAGATCCTTAAGATTTTCAACGGTATCAAAAACATTAAGAGCTTTTCTACCATAGCCAAGAGGATTAAAGGTATAAAGACCTGCTCTAACTAAAGGGTTTCTCAGAGCTCTAGTAACAATATTTGGTCTCTTTACGTTATATACCCCTCGGGCTATATCTACATTTAACAAATGTCTGCCTGTTTGTTCTGGAGTAGATAAATCTACTGCTGGGTCAGGACTAAAGTCTGTAATATCGCCCGTAGTTCCTTTAGGACCTGTGAATTGAGACATGATTCCATATTCTCTTCTACTTTCAGGTTCACCAGGTGAACTACCTGGGTCATTATCATCAGGACCATCAGGAGTATCAAAGTCACCTTCAGACGCATCCTTACCACCGCCTCTAAATCCAACTCTACCTCCATCTTTAAGACCCATGATTCCCTCTTCTTCCACAGACTCAACATTTAAATTTCTATCTTTGTAATCAGAATATTTTTTAGCTAACTCTGGACCAACAAAATATGCAATACCTAATTCTTCACCCTCTAGTCCTTGATCTTTTGCTTTTGCAACATCCGATACACCCAGTGCAACACCGACTGCTCCTACAAACGGAACGAATGGTGCAACAGCTCTAAGTGTTCCTTTACCAAGACCTTTTAAGATTGTGCTAGTTGGAATATCAATATCTTTTATTTTATTTACTTTTGCTGTTACCGGAGTTTTTTTAAGTTCGTCTCGCACATAAGTTTTAGATGGATAACTTGTTGAGTCCATATGACTAAAAGGTTTTATGTTTGATGCAGTTGTAACGCCAGGAATAGTTTTTAATTTTTCAATATTAGATATTTTTTTCTCAAAAGTTTTTCTTTCTTTTCCTGTCATGTCTCTAAAAATTTTATCTTCTCCCTCTATACCTGCAAAAGTTTTTTTAAAGTTTCCACCTTTTTTAACAAATTCTCCTGTGTCAGGGTCAACTCTAAAATAACCAATCGTGCCTTTAAAATCTTTCCCTAAAGTTTTAACAGCTGTCTCACTATTCCTTTTTGCTAATGCGTTTAATTCTAATATTTTTTTCTTATAGCCCTCTGGTTTATTTTTAATTAATAACTCTTGCTCCTCTGCAATTGTTTGTCCAACTCTATTATAACCCTCTAATGCTCTATTCATTTTTGCATCAATTACACAGGTTGATTTTGTACCTGGAGGAGCGCTGTCAATAATGGGAAATATGTGACTAAAATTTTTTCCTATCTCTTTACCACCTCTGATAGAAATTTCTCCACCTTGTGCTATTTTTATTTTTTTAGCTCTTTTAATATTTTCTAGATTAGGTTCTTTAAATCTTCTTTTACCTTCAAATTTAAATTTTAGTCCAGGTCTTTCTGTTTCTTTTCTAGTTAAAATTTTTATTTTGTTTAACTTACCCTCACCTCTAAAATCTTTTTTAGTCCAGTTATCAGGATAACTATCAATGATAGCTTGTATCTCTTCATCTGTTCTAAGTATATATTGATTACTACCTAAAGGATTTCTATTAAAAGAGGTGGCCATTTAGACCTCCAGTAATTTCGACAAACCACCTTTTGCAAGGGATATAACTTTTTTCTCTTTGATTACTTCTTCCTCTTCTGTTTCTACTGGAGCTTTTGCTTCACCAGCGAAAGCCGCTGATCTAAACTGTTCGAAAGACATTGGTTCTAGTCCTTGTTCTAACATATCGAAAACATATTTTTCATATTCTTCAACTAACAATGGATCTCTTTCAGCCAACGTCCTATCAGCCAACATCCTATCTTTATCAGGGCGCTCTGCAATTAACATTGCTTCATCAGTTGCCATAATACCTTCTTTTGGTTTAGACCCTAAGGTCATTTTTGAATCTTTTCCTGTCATTGGACGAGGCAAACTACCTATAGGGAGGTTTTCATCTGAAGTAAATGGTTTACCTTGAAGTTTAATATTTTCACCTCTGATATAATCTGTCAAAGTCTCATAACCCATGTTATCTCTTTCAAAAGCATCGATTATGTCTTCGTATCTTTCAAATTCCATTTTAATAATACTCCAATTCTCGTTTTATAATCGGCTCATCTTTTTCATCCTCTGGATGACGAATCAAACCGCCTTGTCGTATTCTCATCAACGCCTGTGTTGTGCTATCAACATAGTCATCATGGTCCCCATGTGGAAACGCTGCACACTCTTCAACCACTTCCTGTGCAAAGTGTTCGTGCATAGGAGCCCAAATTTTTCCGCTTTCAAAAAGCGGAGATATTGAGTTTACTCTCGCTTGTTTATCATTTCCACGGCTCGGTGTAAAGTTAATAACGGGTATTCCCATTCTTCTCAATTCTGACGTTAATGGTATCCCTGATGCCTTGGCCTCGACTAAAATCATGTCAGGCCTCCAAAATAAATACTCTTCATGAGCCACCCTACGTAGTTCAGGAAACTCGAACCTATCTTTAAAAGCATTTAACAATATAATATTATAACCATTGTCCTCATCTTCAAAAACTCCCCATGTGGTTATTGCACTAAAGTCGGCTGTTTCTCTTTTTAAAAATGCTGTATCGTAACTTTGAATAATATAATCTACACGAGGTGGATTTTTACCTTCCCAGTTTTGCCACCACTCTCGTTTTATAATAGCTCCTTCCTCTGCTGTTGGCTGTTGCATGTATTGTGCATTCCAGTTTGAAACAGGAATAGATGCTTTTGTTTTTTCTAATTCATCTTGAGTCCAATACTCTGGCCATACAGGTTTACCACTTGGTAACAACGCCGGCAGTTCAACAATCTCCCATTGATCAGAATCATCTTCTCCCTGAGCCCTGATTAATTGTCCAGTTAGATCTTTGGTATTCCACCTTGTCATGACGATAACGATTCGTCCGCCTGGTTGTAAACGTTGACGTGGACCTGATGTATACCAGTTCCATGCTTTCTCGAAAGACTTACTATCTTTTCTAATATCTTGTTCTTTGTGT